CCGATGGTGATGGTGGCGCTGGTGCACTGATCGGATAGGTCTACTGTCGCCACTGAGACGTCAGGATTGGTGAGATGGGTGGTCGTTGCCATGTCGGCTCCTTATGGGGTCGGTGCTTCGTAGGTGCTTGCTAGACGGATGGTCAGGTCGTAGCACGGCAGCTCTTGGGTGCCGATGATCGCTACCGATGGTGCGCCGGCCACGACGGCCAACGAGCTGTTCATAATCGTCCACGACGTGGTGAGCAGATAGTCGGCTACGTCTTGGTTGCCTGGCGGCGCTCCGAGAACTCGGAGCCGCATGGTGACGTCTGCAATGCGACTGGTGAACGAGTCCCAGGTCGGCAGCTCAAGGAACACGCTGAGCGGTCGTGCGTTGCGTGGATCGGTGACCGGCACCAGGCCGAGGCCGGTGATGACGGACGATACGGCTGCGATTGAGTCGCGAAAGATTCCAGCGGCGGTCGTTGCCATTACGCCACCTGTGGCCGGCCTACGCCAAGCAGTTGCAAGATGCGGCCCATTGTCAGTGATGGTTGTGGCATCGACATCGAGTCGAACGATTGGAACGAATCAACGCTGCCACGTTCCCTATAGATGCTGGCGGCGTAAAGAATCGTCCCCATTTTTGCTGCGCCATTTGGCGCCACAGTCGGGTTGTCGTTGTAGCCGGCTTCGTGGCGGCGGCGAAACGCAAACGTGTTGGCCGCTAGAACGCATTCGGCAAGAAATGCGGTGTCGTTGGCGGTGGCCGCAGCAATGCCGAGAAACGTTTCGACGTCGTCTTCGTCGATCCATGTTGGTTCCTCAACTAAGACGGCTGACACTGCGGTCGACGTGATGTCGGTCTGATTGTTGACCGTGTATTCGACGGTGGTGACACCGACTGCGGTCAGCTGGTGGTGACCGTCGAGTTTCGAATAGCCGGTGCCGTAAATGTGAACGGTTTCGCCCACCACCAAGCCTGTGACGGACGCGACAGTGAGGGTGACAACGTCGTCTGTGCACTCGAGGTTGGTGATTGCGATTGACATGATGGTAGGCGAACCGTCCGTGCGGGGATCAGGCGCGAGTGACGAACTTGGCGTTGTCGATCATCAGCGTCGCGAGATATCCGCGGAACGCGATGGTGCGTGACAGCGTTGACGGGACGTCTACGGAAATTGCGCCTTTGATCTGTTCGAAGATTTCGAAACCGTCAGAGTTGCCGACGTACACGTTGTTGCCGCCAGGCAACACGAGGTTGCGGTCGACGATGACTTGCAACCCGAACGCTGTCGCGTTGGTGTTGGCTGCGTTGACGGAACCGAATGCGTTCATCGGTCCGACCGTCGGGAACAGTGGGCGACCGTCGTTGTCCTCAAGAGCGCCCAGAGCTGAGAAGTACAACGGGTCAATGATCAACACGTCCGGCAGATGACCGTTCGAGTTCGTCAGAATGGTCTTGGCGGCTTCGTACACGAACGCTGCCCAGTCGCCTGGATCGGTTGCTGAGGTCAGCGTGGCAGTCTGGGTGACGCCGGCTTCGAACTGGGCGCACGCGTAAACGTCGGTCTGGTTGGCGTAGATGCGGCCCATGTCGTCGAGCACCAACGAGAGGACAGCCGGGTCGGTCCAATCGAGGTCCTGTTCGGAAATGGTGACGTAACCACCAAATGTCTGCTTGGTGACCTGATTCGACGAAACCACGAAGGTGCCTTGCGTGATGGTCGTGTTTTCGGTGACTTGCTGACCGACCGAAGTGTGCGTGGTGACTTCGGGTCGGATGAACACTTTGCCGCCGCCAGGCATCGCTCGGACACCCATACCTTCGACAAGTGGCCGCATGCGCCTGAAATTGTTGTACACCGGCTCCACGATCGGCGTGGGCAGAATGCCAGGCGTGTCGGTGGTGACCACGTCGGGTGCGGCTGCGCGCAGTCGAGCGTCGAACTCGGCCCATTCAGAACCGCCGGCCAACACTTTGGCGATGTATTCGGCAGCGGACGGCATTTGAAAGTCTTTCTTTGCCGTCGCCCAAATGGGAGCAGTGGGAACAGTGGGAGCCGAGGCCTCGACCTCGACGTCGGTGTTAGTGGCCTCGGCCATTGGTGTGTCCTCCTTGGGGACTTCTGTGGTTGGTTGTGTGGCTGCGACTTCGGCGATGCGTGCGCCGGAGAACGCTGGGACGGCTACGAGCGACAGTTCCATCCAGTCGCCGGCAGTGATGACCATGGTGCCTGACTGGTCGTAGTGCCATTCGGTGGGGTTGACGCCGACGCTGACGCTGTCGATGGCACCCATCTCGAGCAGAGCGAGTGCGTCGTCGCCTGCGCGTGTTGCTGCGATTTGGGCTTCGAACTCCATGCCCTCATCGGTCGAAACACGGTTGGTGACCAAACCGCGAATCTGCGCCAGGTCGTGCGATTCGATCAATTTGGGTGCTGGGCCTTCGGTTGGCAGTGCACCTTTGGCGAACTTGACGGTGGTGCCGTCCATGACGGTCGCTTCGACATTCCACGGCACGGCAATGCCGCGCAAATAGCGCCGTTTCTTTTCGCCTTCTGCGGCGTGGACGTTGACGGGTGCAGTGAGTCTGAGCATTAAACGAGCTCCTCGGTCATCGGTTCGGTGTCACCTTCGAGGTTGTAGTCGGTGAGATAGGCGTCGACGTCGAAACGGACGTGACGGCCTCGAGGGGTGACGTTGTCAAGTGACAGCGTTTCTTCGATGCAGCAAATAAAGGGTTTGGCTCCGAACAAATACAGATCCTGCCTGGCTTGTTGGGCGTTCTGATAGGTCATGCCGCCAGTTGGAATGCCGACGAGATAGGCCGGCACGTTTGCGACTCGGGAAAGCTCTAGAGCGGCGTGTTCGCGGCCTTCGTGGAGCTGCAACTTGCTTGGGTCGCTGTCGAACTCGACAAACTTCACGAATTCGTTGAGTGCACCAATGGCGTTGGTGCTGCGTGCTGTAGACCAGGCCGCTGCGAGCTCGGCCAGCTCGTCGCTACCCATGCTTTCGCCTCCGGTTTGCTGCAAGTAGCCGGCAGCGATTTCGTTTGATGCGAAACGCTTGGCCGCAGTGTCGAGTCGGATTGCGATGTCGATGGCGCGTTGGCCTTGATACAGAAGGCCGTTGATTGGTGACAAAAACTGGACGACGTTGTTGTGGTCGATTGGTGCGCCAAGAAACTCGATTTGTTTCGATGGTCCGAACCATTGCGGACCGGCTTGGTCGCTGGTCGACACTGAGCCGGCTGGGAGCCAAGTGAACGACGCTGGAAAGCCGTTGGCGTATCTTGAGGTGACCCACCAAAAGCATCTGCCATAGAAAAATAAATCCGAGAACGTGTTCGCCATGATGAAGTTGCGCGTCACGTTTGGATCGGGACGGGTGAACCAACTTTCACCGGGAATGTGGATTTCTTCGTAATCCTCGCCGGTCCATTGCAACGTGTACTGCTTGAGGTCGAGCGAGCCGATCATCGAAGCGATCAGGTCGCGAGCTCGGCTGATAGTTGGAACGCCCAAGGCACGCTCTACGCCCGCCCCGACTTGGTAAGCGTAGAGCGTGCCGATCTGGTTAGCGCCACCAGCTGCGGCGCGTACGGCTGGTTCGACGGGTGCGCTATTGAACGCCGGTTTGCGATTTTTGCGGAACGCCATACGGCGTCAGTCTTGCACCTGCAACGCGCGTTGTGTTCATGATGCGGCGAACATGGGTTTGCGCACTTTGGCGGTGTGTTTTGCTGCGAGGCCAGCAGCCCACACCATGCACCTGGCGAGTTCGATCGGACCAGGCGATTTTTGTGATGACAACGCCATCGAGTTTTGCGAGCGGATCAGTACGGCTCGGCCAACGTGTTCGGCCAGGTTCTGTTGGTCGGCGTGCACCAGGCGCTCCTCGAGCACCAAGCTGCGGACGATCGGCGTGTATGTGTACTGCTCTGACATGCCGACCGTGTTCGATCGACGTTGCACTTCGGGTTTCGCCACGGCAAACAGGCCGGGCGTGATGGCGAGCTGAACAGACCGATCGGCAAGTAGCCGGTCGATTTCGGACCACATCGCCGCTGCCGAATCGACAACGAACTCGGTGGCGACGTGAATGATGCCGTCGACGTTGACGGCACGAACGGCGCAATATCGGGACTCGTCGAGTGACGAATCAATCGCTACGACGCCGCCGCCTGGAATTGCTGTGGTGGTGACGCATTGGTCCCATACGCCAATCGGTAGCCATGACGAAGCGCTAGCGATCCACACGTTGAGGTGGGCTCTGTAGAACGCCGACTGATCGGGTGTCGCTGATGCCGCCTCGAGCGCGTCAAACGTGATGGTGGTGCCGAGCGCCGGGTTTGCCCATCGCCACGATTCGCGGTCGTGTAGCGGAGCTCCTGGCGGCGGTGACCATTCTGCGAAGTAGAGCCGGGAGTCTCGACCGGCGTCGATCGCGTTGATGGCTTGTTCGCGCAGCTGGAGCATGACGGTCGATGATTCGTCGCCAGCGGTGCTCCACATCGACAGCAGCGGCGATTGGCGTGCGATCTGCGATGGACGCAACGCGTCGAACACGACAGCCGGCGCAACGGACCACACTTCGTCGACGATGATGAGGTCGTTGGTGCCGCCGTGGGCGTTTGTCGGTGTGGCAGCTCGAATCACCATTTGCGAACCGTCTGGCATGTCAACGCTGGCTCTGCCGTACGATCTCGTCGACTTGCCACCCATCTTTTCGAGCACGGGCTCCAGCTCGAGGAAGATGCTGTGCGCTCGGTCAAGCTTGTGCGCTGTCAGAAACACGGTTTGCGGTGTGCCTCGAAGTTTCGCCATGTCGGTCAACCACCAGCCGGCCAATGCTTTCAAAGCGACTGTCTTGCCGTTCTGACGTGCAACCGAAACCAGCGCTTCACGGTGCACCAGGTCGCCGCCGTTGTGGCGCAGCTGGCCGTCCAAAGCGATGCGCTGCCAGTCCATGAGCTCGGTGCCGAGGTGACGTTGAGCCCACGCAGCTACGTCAGGGCCGAATGTCTCGCCTCCCAATGTGCCGACGTGCAATCTCGGCTCAATACGGCCTGCTCGCTGTCGTTCGGCCTCGAGCTCGCTGGTTTCGACGTCATCGGCCTCGGTTCGTGCGATATACGAAGCG